CGACCATGTCTTTCAGCAAGACGAATTGACCGCAAGTGCAGCGACGAATCCCCTCATCGTTAGGCATGAGTGAGTACTCTCGCCAGCCGTCGGTCCAGTATTCGAATGCCGAAAAGTTCATCGACACATACCTGGGAAAGGAATACTGTGCCCCACAACACGGCGAAGCCATAATTCTGACGCCACGAACAATGGTCATACTGAACTTTGCCTTGCAAGCTCACCACAGCCGCGAGCGCTGTCGAGGTTCCGAAATTTACCCAAGGCTGTATCCATCACGATCCGGGTCAATCATGCTGTTTTCGAGTATCTGCGTCACACCCATCGACAGCACTTCGTTTTCCGACTCGGGGAACCCGTAGGTATCAAACAGGTAGTTAACGGCTGCAAATCCTCTCTCCAGAAAGTGCTTCAGACCTTCCGAATCGATGTGCGCGGCACCGGGTATCCACCGGCTCGCCATCAAGAACTCGGTCGTAGCTCTCAGCCACGGTGGAGTCGCCACACAGCAGACGGTGGCCGCCGAGCAGCCAGACATCGCCTGGACGCGAAACCGGAGTCTCGCTGACCTCGGGTACCGCATCGTCATCGGTTTCGCCTTCGCCATCCGGCTCGTCGCCCGCCATCAATTCGGCCAGCGCATCTGCATCAAAGCCGGTCAGCGACACGTCGAAGTCGTCGTCCTGCAGTGATGCGATCTCGATGCGCAGCATCGCGTCGTCCCAGCCCGCGTTCTCGGCGATGCGGTTGTCCGCGATCACCAGTGCTCGGCGCTGGGTCGCACTCAGATGATCGAGCACCACCACCGGCACCACCGCCAGCCCAAGCTTCTGCGCAGCAGCAAGCCGTCCGTGACCGGCGACGATCACGCCATCGCTGCCCGCCAGGATCGGATTGGTGAATCCGAACTCGGCAATTGACGCGGCGATCTGCGCCACCTGATCGTCCGAGTGAGTACGCGCGTTGCGGGCATAGGGCAGCAGCTTGGCAGTCGGCCACTGTTCGATCTTGTCGGCAAACCAGGAGGCGGTCATTGCTCTACCTCCGTGGTGGCCTGACGTTCATTGACCACCTCGTCGAAGGACTGGCCTGTGGCCAGCAGCGTGACGGGCACGCCGGGGTGGTTCTGCTGGAAGCGCTTGATGGCGACGTCCACGTACTCCGGCGCGATCTCCACGCAGCGGCACACACGACCCGTGCGCTGCGCGGCCAGCATCGTGGTACCGCTGCCGCCAAAAGGTTCGAACACGATGTCGCCTGCGTCCGTATAGGCCTCGATCACGAACTCGGGCAACGCCACCGGGAACACAGCCGGGTGGTCGATGTCCTGACCAATCTTGCCCTTGTGCCGCATCACGCGAATCACCGAGTCGGGAATCCGGGTGTCCTGTGTCGGCTGGCCCTTGTGCGTCCAGCCGCCGACCTCGCCGTCCTTACCACGCATGGCCGTGGACGACCCGTCTGCGCGCAGGTGCGACTCCTGGCCCGCGTGCTTGCAGGGCACGATCTTGTTGGGTTTGCGACTGGCGCGGTTGAAGTGAAAGACGAACTCGAAACTCGGGGCGAAGCGACCGGCCCAGTCCCCGGGCATCCCTGGCCCTTGATCCCAGACGTACCAAGCGAAACGCCGCCAGCCCTGCGTGCGCATCCAGCCCAGCCACGCATCCCAATACGGGATGACTTCGTTGTCGCGGTGGATCAGCCCGAGGTTGACCAGCACCTGCCCGTCGTCGGCCATTGGCACCTTGGCGAACACACCGCGCATCAGGCCATCCCAATCGGTGATGCCGCCGGAGGTGTAGTCGCGCTGGTTGCCGTAAGGCGGTGAGGTGAAGCACAGCCGGGCCGCATCGCCCTGCATCAGCTTGGCGACTGCTGTCGGGTCGGTGGCATCGCCACAGATCAGACGGTGGGAGCCGATGGCCCAGACATCGCCGGTGCGGGACACCGGCACCACAGGGGCATCCGGCACATCGTCACCAGCGTCTGGCTCGTCGGCATCTGCCTGCTGGTCGGCGTCATCGGTTTCCACCTCGTCAGCGAGCAAGGCCTCGATCTCGGCATCCTCGAAACCGGTCAACGCAAGGTCGTACCCGGCCTCGGACAGCTCGGCCATTTCCAGCGCCAGCATCTCCTCGTTCCAACCGGCGTCGAGCGCCAGCCGGTTGTCAGAGATGACGTAGGCACGCTTCTGCGTGGGCGAGAGGTGCGCCAGTTCTATGACCGGCACCTGATCCAGCCCGAGCTTGCGCGCGGCGGCCAGACGACCGTGGCCCGCAATGATCCCGTTGTCGCCGTCCACCAGAACCGGATTCGTCCAGCCGTACTCGACGATGCTGGCGGCGATCTTGGCCACCTGCTCATCCGTGTGCGTGCGTGGATTACGGGCATAGGGGATCAGCGCCTCGACGTTGCGGTACTCGACGTTGAGCGTGTTCAGAATCGGTTCCTCAAAAAGAAAGCCCGCCGACGGAAAACCGTGGGCGGGCTCGTGATGGGTGCGGACTGGTGCGGGTGCAAACTGCAAACCCTGCAAACCTTGGTTTGCAGTCGGACGCTAGGCGAATGCCGCGCTCGCGCCCCCCGCATTGCGATTTGGGAAGGAAGGACCCCTTTTGCCTGGGCCCATCGCCTCAACCGTCACCGCTGTCCAGAAGATAGCCGAAATACTACCCCCGACCGGGCTGTTTTGTTGCAGGGCTGCCGGGCCTCGAAACGGACAAGCAAGGCAAAGAAAGGACAAACGCGGCAAGCGTTACCCTAAATTGCCCACGTTTTTGGAAGCATCCGCACGCCTTCGTTGTTGAGGTTCGCGGTCACGACCTCCATTGCCCGCTGCCAGCGCCGCCACGCAGTGGTACGGTCGCAGGCAAAGCGGATGGTGATGTCCCTCCAGCCGTAGCGCTTGGCCCGCATCCACACAAGGTGGCGCTGCTCGACCTCCAGCCACTGCACCCAGCGCATCGTCTCCAGCATCCGGTCGATGGCCTCGGGGCTTGGTGGGAAGGGGCGATACACCTTCTCGTCAGCAGCAAAGGCTTCCCACTCCTTGCGGACGAAGGCAGGCCAGCAGTTGAAGTAGCCCTGCACACGCACAGGGGGCAAGCGTCGTCCGGTGGCGGCAGCCTCCACGAAGCGTGCTGCCACGTCGTCAGTTGTCCACTCAGCCATGACGTGTCCCTCCCGGCCCGTACAGGCGTTCACCGATGCGTCGCACGATCTCGCGCTCGATGAAGTCCAGACGGTTGTCGGACGCGTTGACCACCAGGATGTGTTGGTCACGCCATCCACGTTCCTTGATGGCATCCAGATCCGTGGCTTGCGGCTGCAGCCGACCAAGGGAGCAGCGGTATTGGGGTGTCGGAACCTTCACTTCACACCTCCTGCGTATCGATGGCCCAGTGCAGTAGGGCCAGTGCGTCGGCCTCGTTGTCATCGACTGGGCTGTGACCACGTTCGCGGACGGACGTGATCATTTCGTCCTTGCCCGCATTGCCTTTGCCGGTCGCGTGCTTCTTGATCGTGCCGACCGGAACGCCCTGGTACGGAATGTTGTGATGCTCACACCACGCGGTCAGGTGTCCCATGAAGCCGCCGTAGGCGTGCGCTGCGTCCACTCCCGCGTGTCGCCGAACTTCCTCGAAGAACACCGCGTTGATGTGATTGCTGGTCGAGAGCAGTTCGTTGAGCCAGCGCTTGAATCGAAGGAAGCGCATTCCGCCGCCTTCGAATCGCTGCGGCTTGAAGTACTCCGTGCCGCTGGTGATGGTGCCGTCCAGGTGCTGCAGAGCCCACCCGGTGTGTGTGCCCAGATCAAGGGCTAGGATTGTCGTTTTCATCGTCTTTACTCCGTGTTGGGTGGGCGAGTGACGGATGCGACGGTTTGTCAGGACAACGCCCTTTACGTGCGCGCACGTGTAGCGCGTCAATCAGGAAACCCGTCAAATCCGTCACTCGACCGGATTGATCAGTCATCGCGGTAGGGGTAGGCGTGGCTGTACGGCTTGGGCCTGAGGGCGATGCCCGCGATGGCGCGAGCCCCCCCGGTCAGCCGACACTTGTCGAACTTGCGAGTCGCCATCAGCTCCGAGAAGCGTTTGACCGAGCCCACGTACTCGCCAGCGCGCTCGGCCCACTCACGCCAATCGGCGAACAGTTCGGAGACACCTTCGCGGTGCGACTTGGCCAGCAGACAGCGTTCTTCGATCCACTGCCCGAGCGCATCTTCTGCCTCGAAATACTCCTCGGTCGCCGACACCACGCTGGCGGGCGGCTTCAAGCCCTGGCTTTGCCAGCGGCTGCAGCCCTCGACGGCCCACGCCAAAATCCCATCGCGTTCCTTGAGCAGCTTCTCGGTCAGCCTGCCGTCGCGGCGCTCGGGCGGGATCGTCACCGTGAACGGGATCAGGTGCAGTCGACGCTTCATCGCCTCGTCGACGTTGCGGATCGACGGCTTGTGATTGCCCGCGATCACCAACTTGAACTGCGGCAGGTACTCGAAGAAGTCCTGGCGCATGAAGCGCGCGGACACCTTGTCGCCACCGGTGATGGCCTTGACCTTGGACTCGTTCCAGCGCCGCCCTTGCTCCGTTTCGATGGATGACACGAATCGTGCACCGCGCAGCCCGGCGAGATCGGTGGGGTGTCGGTCATTGCGCGCCTCCATGAAAGTGTCCATCGGGGCGTTGGCCGCGTAGTCGCCCAGGATGGTGGTTAGCACGTTGACGAACACCGACTTGCCGTTCGCGCCCGTGCCGTACAGGAAGAACAGCGCGTGCTCGCTGGTGACGCCCGTCAGGCAGTAGCCAACCATCAGTTGCAGGTAGGCCATCAGATCGGCATCGCCGCCGGTGACGTCTGTCAGGAACCCTCGCCACGTTGGGCAGGCACTGTCCGGATTGCCCTGCGGAGTAGCCGTGGTCACCTTGGTCATTCGGTCGTCCCGCCGGTGCGGGCGCATCCGGCCGGTGCGCAGATCGACCACGCCACCGGGGGTGTTCAACGCCCAGACATCGGCGTCCCATTCCTCGGCGGTGGATGCGTGCTTCGGGTCAGAGCGCGCGATCTTTTCAACCGACGAAATCGTGGC